ATGGTATATCATCTTTGACCAATACGAGCTCCGGAATGATACGCGAGCGAGACGCAGACGCATACGTAAGTCACGACGTAAGGCACTGCGACGGGATCTAGAACGACAAGGGAGATTGCTGCGATGAGAATCACAACGGCTAAAAAGTACTACAACGGACCAGCTAATGTAGACAATAATGGAATTGTCATTGACACTAACAAATATTTAATTGACATTTACTTGACAAGATCATTTAAGCTTTCAACGGCATATGTACCGGCTGATGAGTTTAGCGGTAAAAGCTACATTGCTTGGCTTGGATGGTTACATATTGAGATAACAGGACATGAGGTATTAGAGGCATGACATATCAAAAATTAATTGAAACATTGTTACGCATGGATGATCGTTACCTGAAGCAAGAGGTTTGCTACAGCAGAGGTGAGGATGACTTGCAGCTTATCAACGCGGTAAAGATCACGCACTTTACGTATCGCGTAGATGATGAGAGTATGCCTGAAGAAGGCCATTTTGTTTTAACGTTTGACTAGAGGTGAGGCATGATCGGAACGAATACACTGTATGTAATTGAGTTATACGACGATGTTTGGTCGCAGGTGTGGTCGATAGACTGTATTGATTCAGCGAAAGACTACGTATATTCTAAACGTGACAATGGTAAACGATACCGAATTGTCAAGTACACAACGGAGGTGATTTATGAACGGTGAATGTACTATGTACGACCTTGACATGACACTTGATATACAGGTTGAATATCACTACGACAGACGCGACAAGTTTATTGAATTAACGTCTGTCAAGTGGTACGGAACAGAAATACTTGAACATATCAATGACAAAGCTTATGACAAGATTGTTGATTATATTTCTGAAGAGGACTTGTACAGGCACGAAGAGTGATGTTAGACTCTATGCAGAAAGCATATAAGACTATCTTAAATTTATTATCTTATAAGGTATTTATCCTATGAGGATCTCTAAAGAGCAGAAGATAATGGAACTTGTTGAACGTCAGTTGGACTTGTTAACCGTAACCGAAGCGTTGAACATTGCAAGTGGATTCTTTACCGATTTGTTAGAGTCAATGGACGACGGTGAGATTGATGAACTGTACGATGACATGGGAGCAGGACGTAATGGCCTTCACTGAAACACACCAGCCGTGTGCAGACTGCGGCAGTAGTGATGCGTTAGCGTACAATGAGGACGGCTCTAGTTATTGTTTTAACTGTAGCAAGTACACCAAAGCCGATAAGTTTAACGTACGGAAAAACGTACGAGAGCTAGGATCTATCAGCGATGCACCAAAGCCATCGTTTAGTCAGACAGAACACCGTTTAATTACAGCGGAGTACCGTTCGATTACTGACCGTCTCATTACAGGAACAACGGCGAAGAAGTACGCAGCGTTAAAGCAGGGTGACGTTACAACGTTCGGTTATTACAGCCCTGACGATCCAACAAAACCCATCGCCGCCAAGGTACGCAACCCTGACAAACGGTTCAGTATCATTGGTGATTGGAAACAGGCTGGCTTGTATGGACAACACTTGTTTCCTGAAGGTGGTAAGTATGTGACTATCGTTGAAGGTGAGTATGATGCGTTAGCGGCTCACCAAATGACAGGTAGTAAGTTTCCCGTTGTCAGTGTCCGTAACGGTGCAACGTCGGCGGCAAAGGACTGTCGCCTCTTTTATGATTGGCTTAACAGCTTCGAGAACATTGTGCTTTGCTTCGATGCTGACGAGCCGGGGCAGAAAGCGGCAAAGGAATGTGCTGATCTGTTCGGAAACAAGGCGAGGATTGTTAAGCACGTCAACGGCTACAAAGATGCGTGTGATTACCTTGTTAACAACCAGTCAGAGCTATACACCAAAGCATTCTGGTCTGCTCAACCCTATACACCTGAAGGTATCGTTGGTGCTGGTGAGCTACGTGATCTGATTAAGAAGCCACTAACCAAGGCGAAGGTACAGTACCCGTTCGACGGTCTGAACAAACACTTGTACGGTATACGCACGTCTGAGTTGGTTACTATTTGTGCGGGTTCAGGACTGGGTAAGAGTACGCTATTACGTGAGATTGTTAGCTCTATCATGGCACAGTCGGAGGACAATCTAGGCTTGATGTTTCTTGAGGAGACACCTGAGCGTACTATGCGTGGCCTTGTAGGGCTTGAACTGAACAAGCCTATCCACTTACCTGACTGTGAGTATGACGACAGCGACATTGATCTAGTCTACGATACGATGGATTATGAGAACCGTGTGTATCTATGGGAGCATTTCGGCAGTAACGAGATAGAAAACGTACTGGGCCGTATGAGATACTTCGTCAAGGTACTGGGAGTGAGGTACATTGTACTCGATCACGTCTCTATCCTTGTCTCTGACCAGAGCAACGGTGACGAGCGACGTGCCTTGGACATGATAATGACTAAGCTGCGGACGTTCGTACAGGAGATGGGGATTTGTATGTTTCTTGTGAGCCACCTGAGACGCCCTGAAGGGAAGCAATTGGAGGATGGTGCAGTGACTAGTCTTGGTATGTTACGTGGCTCTGCGTCGATTGCACAGCTCTCTGATGCGGTCATTGGTGCTGAGCGTAACAGTCAGAGTGATGATCCCATTGTCAGAAACACGACCGTGCTGCGTGTGTTGAAGAACCGATATACTGGCAAGACAGGCAAGGCATGTGAGGTGTTCTATAACGAAGCTACTGGACGATTAACACAGCGTGATGAACGTGAGGAGAAACCGTTATGATGATACGTTTGGAGAGAGGTGAGCAAGAGGTGTGCGAATACCTTGCTAAAGAAAGACACAACAATGCCCGAAAGAAAGGCGTAGAGAACAGAAAGAAAGGTCCGCAGTCCGCCTATGAAACAGACTTGGAAGGAGTCGCTTCAGAAATGGCGGCAGCGAAACTGCTAAATGTCTGGCCTGATCTCCAAATTGGAGAAGCACCTGCGCATGACTTGATGGTAGGTTCTTATACGATAGATGTAAAGACTACCAAGTACAAGACAGGTAAATTAATTGCTGCTTTAGACAAGAAAGATAAGTCATGTGATTATTATATGTTGATGTTAGGTACTTTTCCGGAGTATTCTTTAGGGGGCTTCTGTAAAAAAGAAAAGTTACTAAACGAAGACACAATAACTAATCTGGGATGGGGTAAGCTCCACGCTTTAGAGCAAGACCAGTTGATGTCCTTGGATGAGTTTAGAAAGGAAACAATGTTGTGAGATGTATAGCGTGTGACGTAGAGCTAACAGACTACGAAGCAACAAGACGATTTGCTGTTAGCCAAGAGTTTGTAGACTTGTGCAACACATGCTTCGCTGTTACGCTGGACGACGGTGACGTTGTTGATCGTGATGATCTACGAACACTCGCAGACATAGAGGAGATGGTTTACCATGAGCAAGATTGGGAGTTGGATTTTAGAACAGGAACGGTTGACGGAGACTTATCAGAAGTTTAACCACGACCTTGACCGCAACGAAATAAACGAGCGTTACCATGAATACCTGTTACTTGGATATAGAAACTACTACGGATCACTCAACGATCTGGTGTGCAGTTACGAAGGTGAAGAACGATATACAAGTTCACACCTCACCAGACACATTGCAGAAGGTGTTGAATAATGCTGAAGAAATTGTGGGACATAATCTCATCGGCTTCGATGTTGGTGTTCTTGATCGTGTTTGGAACGTACGCATCCCTAGGCATTATGTTGTGGACACTTTATACCTATCAAGACTCTTCAACCCCAGTCAAGAAGGCGGACATTCCTTGCGAAACTGGGGCAAAATTCTTGGAGGAGATGGAAAGATTGCATTCGAGGACTTCGATGCAGGCCTTACTGAAGAGATGGTCCGATACTGCATAGCTGACGTTGAACTGACTGAGCAGGTTCATAAGTGGTTAGCGTTGCAGCTACGCAAGGAAGGCTTCTCTCAAAAGTCCATTGATCTTGAGCATCGTGTAGGATGGATCGTGACTGAGCAGGAACGTAACGGCTTCAGGCTAGACACGGAGTATGCAGATAAGTTGATGATGGACTTGATGTTTGAGATGAACAACATCGAAGCAGAGCTACAGTCTATCTTTCCACCTATCGTTGAAGAACGTATCTCTGAGAAGACAGGTAAACGTCTGAAGGACAAGGTAACAGTGTTCAATCCCGGCTCACGTAAGCAGATAGCGGAGCGTCTGCAAAGTCTTGGCGTTAAGTTTGACAAGAAGACAGAGAAAGGTAACATCATCGTGGACGAGAAGGTGCTTGACGGTATCGATAGACCAGAAGCCAAGGCTGTTGCACGTTACATGATGCTGCAGAAACGTGTTGCTCAGATTGACTCATGGTTGAAAGCTGTTAAGGACGATGGTAGAGTACACGGCAGAGTCATCACTAACGGCGCTGTGACAGGACGTATGACACATCAATCACCTAACATGGCGCAGGTACCAGCTGTGTCTGCACCGTTCGGGACAGAGTGTCGGTCTTGCTGGACAGTGGACGAAGGTAACAAGTTAGTTGGCATCGACGCCAGCGGTTTAGAGCTACGTATGTTGGCTCATTACATGGACGATGAGAATTATACTAATGAAATCCTCAATGGCGATATTCATACGGCTAATCAACGAGCAGCTGGACTTGAGACGAGACCTCTTGCGAAAACATTCATTTATGCGTTTCTGTATGGAGCCGGAGATGCTAAGATCGGAGCTATCGTTGGAGGAAATAGCGTTACTGGAAGAAGACTTAAGGAAACATTTCTTTCTAACACGCCGTCTCTTGAAAGAGTTAGAAGAGATATTCACGGACAGGCTGTATCAGGCATCCTTGATGGCCTTGACGGACGAAAGCTCAGAGTCAGATCAGAACACGCCGCATTGAATACGTTACTACAAGGTGCTGGAGCTATCGTTATGAAAGAAGCCTTGACAATCTTGAATGCTAAGTTACTGTACATACCCCACAGATTTGTTGCTAACGTCCATGACGAATGGCAGATAGAAACACCAGCACACTACGCAGATACTGTTGGACGTATCGGTGTACGTGCTATCCGAATCGCCGGTGAGACACTCAGCCTACGGTGTCCCTTAGACGGCGAATATAGAGTAGGCAACAATTGGGCAGAAACACATTAAGGAGATTCTTATGTCTGCAAACAAACTACCACCCATCACTGTACGCGGTACCGTCTACTGGTGTGAGCGTAACAAGCTCAACAAGTACAGTAACAAGTATCAAGTACAGCTTGGTAACCTCAGCGAGAAAGCTATTGAGGCTATTGAAGAGATGGGTATTGCACCTAGCAACAAAGGTGATGACCGTGGCTTCTTTATTACCATGAAGTCTAACAACCCTATGCGACTGACCGATGCTGATGGTGTTGAGATACCTGAAGATATCCTCATCGCTAACGGTTCTGAAGCTGTTGCTGTTGTTGGTTACTACGACTGGTCTGTTGGTACTGGCCGCTCACCGTCAATGATCAAGATGAAGGTAACTAACTTGATTGAGTATAGTGACAACGCTGTGTCTGAAGCGGAAGCGTTGTGATACTGATTGATGGTGACATCGTAGCTTATCGTTGTGCGTTCAAGTGCAATGATGAGTCAGTCAAGACTGCCTGTTACACTACGGGCAGTTTCTTGTCTGATATGATTAGCGATCTATACACACAGATAGATAACGAACCAGACTACCGTGTCTACCTGACAGGTAAGGGCAACTACCGTAATGACGTAGCCGTTACTGCGCCTTACAAGGGTAATCGTAAGGACAAAGAGAAGCCTGTACACTTGGAAGCTATACGTAAATATCTTATCGAAGACTGGAATGCTGTCGTGTCAGACGGTGAGGAAGCTGATGACTTGATTGCTATCGACGCTACCGCCACCCCTGACAGCATCATTGTCAGTCTCGACAAGGACTTCCAACAAGTACCGTGCAGACACTACAACTTCAACAAACGCGAACTAACTTCTGTTAACGAAGAGGAAGGCTTACTGTTCTTCTACCGTCAGATCATCATGGGCGACAAAGCTGATAACATTGTCGGCGTGTATGGTATCGGTGATAAGAAGTCTCAGAAGCTCCTTGAAGGGCTGACAGAGATAGAGATGTTCAACAAATGCGTTGAGTTGTTAGAGTCTGAAGAGCGTGTCATTGAGAACGCTAGGCTGCTCTGGCTACGTCGTGAACCTAATCAGATGTGGGAAAGACCAAG